CCATTCTGTGATTTAAACAAACTACCACCAAGATATTGTTTTGATACAACCACATTTTGTACATCAGGTAATTGTGCAGTCTTAACTGATTTTTCACCCATTGTTGCACACCACATAGTATATTTGTCAGATGCTGGACATAAGAACACTATGCAATATTCTTCAGATGGTGCCAAATAAATTGGAGATACAAATTTGAATGTCGTTGGTACTGATGCATCATCAGACACATTAATATCTGCAGGATTGACTACAATTTCTGCAAAATCTTGAACTAAAACTTCAGTTGGAGTACCTAATTCCATAGTTCTTAATTGAACTGTTAATTTTGCATTCTCATCCTTAGTTGCAAAATAAGCATCAAATGATGTTAAGAAAGCACCAGTTTCATTCACTGTGAACGATTGTGCTAAAGGATCTCTTTTACCTGCTCTTCTTCTTCTCCTTCTTCTTCGACTAGTTACTGAAGTTGTAACTTGATTTTTAGTAGTTACTTTTATTTCATTTTCTTTATCGGCAGGACGAGGTGGATTTCTAAGTTGTACAACTTGATTTGTTTGAGTTAATATTGTTCCAGTTCCAAGATAAGATCCGACTGCACTACTCGCTAACGGTAAATCCGAAGGTAATGGTATTGCTCCATCTTTAGTTGAAGTGACTTTAAATTCTAGTGTTCCTGAATTAAACAAAGTAGGTGGTTTTGGTTTTTTATTAGCATCTCTAAAGAAGAATGCACCCATTACATCTCCCCAATTATCTGAAAATAGAGTTACATTGGTTACTTTTGCAACTGCACCACTTGTCTTACCAGTTAATTTTGCTTTTTTGACCAAGTATCCAAAATATTTTTCATTATTAGCAAGTCCTACTATATCAACGTTGAACAACCTTGATGTAGCAGAGTAAGTTGCTGATGGAGCAGGTCTTGTAGTATCAAAAGGATCAATAATATATTTTTCAACTGATGATGCGGGAGCACCTAACCCTGATGTAAATTCTGGTCTACTTTCATCACCAAATTTATGATTTGGTTCTTGAGATCTCATTAAACCAATTTGTTTTCCACCTTTTTCAACTTTTATATCTTCAAAAACAGAAAATGTACCTGATGACATTTCAATTTCAACTAATTTTGGTACTATATCAGGAATACCACTATCTAAGAAATGATAGTGTTTTGTGAGAGGTTTTAAACCAGATGCTGCAAAAGCAACGTTACGAGACCTCATATGAGGATCAACAGTACTTGTTACTTTTGTACTTTCGATATAATCTCTTTCTTCTGAAGGTCCTTTTAAAACATTTGTAAAAGATATTTCTTTTGTTCTAGTTACTTTTGTAGTATTTGTAGTAGTGGTTGTTGTTGTGCTACCAAAGCGGTTAATATCTACAGTTGTTTTTGTTGGTCCTTTTGTTGTTTTATCAGATACAACATTTGATTTTTCTACCCATCTTGCACCAGTGGACTCTACTCTCTCATTATTGATGTATATTGTTCTTGTCCAGTTATCAGATGGAGGATCTAAATGAACAACACCATGAAAAGCAATTACATTAAATGGGTTTACATTTTCAGTTGTAGTTGCTTGTGGATTTTCAATCCAATCTTTCTCTTTATAATCTAATGTAATAAAATCTCCAGTTTTTCTACAATTAGGATCTAAAAGTTTAATATTTGAGTTAGTATCAGCATTAAGTATATCAACACCTTCGTTAAATGCAAGTTCAGGATTCATTGACCAAAAATCTATTGCACAATATAATTCTCGATTTGTTACATCTACATCACATCTAGAACCACCTTCAGCACTAAAGTCAATAAATGCTCTATCTTTAAAGTCATTTACAACAAAACCAGTTTTAAATCTGTTTAAACCATCAGCATCTTTAACTTGGAATGATTTTGTATCTAATTCAAGAGCACTCAATGATGTGATTGCTTCTAAATTTTCAATTCTCTTCTCAAGTGCACCAATATCTCGCATTGTAAATCTACGATTATCACGTAATCTTATTTCTGCATCTCGAACATCATACAAATAAGGTGGTAATAATAATTGTGCAACTTCCATTGCATCAGTATTTACTGATGGTAATTGTGGATATTCTGATGGTTCTCCTCTAACAACCATTGCAGATTCATCTTTATCAATTATAACCTTATCAATTCTACCCAAATAGTAATTAAATCCAATTAAAGAACTTTCATTTGGAGTAATAATAAATGGATTTGTTGAATCAAATGACCTACTTGTAAAAGCAAATGGAGACTTATCACCACTAGGTGTGAATTCGGATACTCTAGGACGATAATCAAGTATATCAGACGCTCTATTCAAACCTACTAATGGAATATCTTTAGAATATCTTTCTTTAGTATATGAATTTACTGTAAATAAATCACCACTATTTCCACTAGCGACTTGATATTGATCATATATTATCAATAATTTTTTTGAAGGGATTGCAGAACTTGATTTTCTAACAATTTTTGAATAATCACAATATTGTTCTTTGTGACCTTTATCTAAAAGAAAATTATCAGTTCTATCTACAAAATTACCAACTGTCACACCTTGTAAAATAGATTCTATTGAAGACTCTTCAAATTTAACAATTTCACCTATTGTAAATTGATTATCATTCAAATATACAAAACTTACTTCATTTGCAGATAAACTTACTATTTGACCAATAGCACGACTATCTTGTCCTTTAATTTTTTCACCAATAATTGCATTTGTGTTTAAACTTAAACCACTTACAAATGTTAATAAATCAAGAACTGGCTTTGCATTTGTTTTAGACTCATATATGCTAATAATTTTTACAACATCAGGAACATTTAATGATATTTCTTCATCTTCTATTCTTAAACCATATGCATCACTTTGTGTAAGTCCATTTTCAACTGTATTAACTTTTGATGTTCTAGTTACTTCAAGTTGTTTACTTCTCACGTAATCTTTTGATTTACTTGTTACTCCTAATTTTTTTAGAGTTACATTTACTGTTGCATTACCACTTGATTTTGATAAACCATTAAATGTAATAGTATTACCACCATTCGTAATTGAAACTTGGTCAGAAGTTAATGTTTCTGTTGTTGCATCACTATAATGAATAGAATATTTTTCTGCATCAAATGGTTCAAAGAATACACTAGTAATACCTACTGAAGTTGTTAAACCTACAGATGAATTAAATGTTATTGTATTACCAGATATATTTGTTGGTCCCCCAGTTATTTGTTTAGAAATTATAAGATTTGAATCAGCAAAATTGACAAGTGATACATTTGTTTTTGGTAATTTTGCAAAAATACCAGAACTTTCAAGATTTAAAACAGTGGGTATTTTAATTCTAAATGGTGATGTTTTAGAACCTGATGTGGTAGTTCCTGTATTAACACCTGTTACGTTAGTTGTAGCAGCTAAAGTTAATATTTTACCATCATTAGATATATTTGTAACTTTATTAAAGGTTGGTAAATCTAAATCACCTTTACTATAAGAAATAATCGAACCAGTGTTAAGACCAACTTTTCCTGCAAAATTACGGTTCGATACACTTGCAGCAGTTCCAACAACATTTAATTGATCACTAAGTGAAAATCCATCTAAAATTGCATCATATAAAACTGTATCCGCACTAAAATCTGATAGTAGAGCAGAATTTAATCCATTTGCATCTTGAAAAACTGACTTTACGTCAAATATTGTATTTGCAAGTATCTCTTTAACTGATACATCTGGATTAGAGGGTCGTTCGTTTACTATTAATTGCTCACCAACTATAAATGTTCCAGTTGTTTGTGATAATGCTAATTCATTTTGACCTGTCGTATTTGCATTTTTTGCAAGATAACCAATTGCACCACTTGCTAAACCTCTGACTCTAGATCCTTGAACTGGACTAAATCCTGATACAGTTACACATTTTAATATTGTAAATGTTTGAATGTCATACAAATACAAATCAAAACTAGTAGCACTACCTTTGTAAGAATCATCAGTTACAGAATAATAATAAACTCTTGCCTCACCAACTTGTGGTCCACTTGCTGCATTAGATGTTGTTTTTCTATCACCATGTAATTGTATTACATTTGTTTCTGTTCCACCAATGCTAACATTTGGAACTCCCTGAACGTTATTAACTCTTAATAAACTTCCCATTTCAAATGGAACAGAAGCAAGATTGACTGTTTTCGTGTCTCTTGGTTTATCAATATCCATCACAGTTGTGCCAGATATATTTACATCAAATCCCTTAACGTATGCCTTACCAGATGACAGTTTAACACACATTAAATCTTCATCAGGTGTATTTCCATCATCAGTCAACCTATCGTCTGTGAAGAGTCCCTCAGAGTCTATTTCATCATTTAAAGATTCTACTAAGTTAACACGGAATGGTTCAACTGCATAATCACCTGATTCGTCATAAGTTCTTTTTGCAAAATATTTTTTAATTTCACTATATGTTGATGAATCCTGTAATTTTTTTATCTCTCCTGAGTCTACTCTCATCAACTCTACAAAGTTTGTATCCTCATAGTCATTTAATGCCTTTTTAGATAATTTTACAGATATTTTAAAACGATCAGCACCTGGTGCAGCAAAATTTGTAAATCCCTGTGCGTTATCATAAAGACTTGAATCATCATTTGAGTTTATAACTTCCTCAGATACTTCAAAACCAACCCTATAAGATGGTTCAATATTATATGGTTCTAATATAATGAGTGATTTTGGTACATCAACAAAACTACCACGCATGAAGTATACGCCTTCATTAACACCAAATGCACATCCTGTAGCAGTCGCATTTTCAGAAGAAAGTGTTAGAACTGTTTCTCCAATTGTTAAAGTTGTGTTTCCGTATGTAAGAGGTTCTTCTAATATTAAAACTTCACCATCTGGAAATGCTGTGCTTTCACCATTCGTTCCAGATTGTTGATATTTTATAAAAATAGTAATTTCATCTACACCCTCTGCTGGTGGTAGTATAAAATTCTTTATAGTTGCAACTATACCAGATGTCTGACCTCTAACTCTTAAACCTTTACCATCATTAGATGCAATTATATTGTTTAAATAAACAGAAACATCAATGCCAAGATGTGTATCATTTATTTTTGCTGAAAAATATGTCCTATCAAGGTCAAGACCACCAGGTATGACCATTGAACCTTCTTTAAATATGTGTTTACCAAATGACTCAACCTGATTCTGTAGAAGAGACTGTAAACCAGTTAATTCTCTTGCTTGAACTGGATATCCAGGTTTAAACAGTATCTTGTAAAAATTATTTGCCTTATCGAAATCATCATAATAAGGTGATATATTGAAGTTAGTCTTTTGTGGCATTTTAGAATTCTAGTATGATTTTAATATCTTCCTTTTGACGGGAGTTTCTAACAATCAAAGGTCGGTTATCTAAGTAAATTACTTCTCCCGACCCTTTATTTATCTCAGAATTAGATAGTCCTGCAACAAAGTTAACTCCTAAGTTAATTAATTTATTGCCTGTTGGATTTGTTGTTATACCAGAAAAAGTTTGTGAGATTGATCCTGAAAATGATGAATTTTTACCACTAATATTATTTGCACCAATCACTGATTCAAATTGATATATTCTTCCAGCAGTTGAAATACCAGTGTAGTCAGTATGATCATAAGTAGTTCGATTAAAGTTTAAAGATCTATCTCTAAAATATTTTAATACTTTTGTTTCTGAATCATAAGATGCGACATATGCAGTTGCAACTCTACCTATATTTGGTGCAACTGTCAAAGTTTGGGTAATTTCTTCACCTACTTGGGGTGTTCCACTTACAGATGAAAACTGCACTGCCTTTAATGATGAATAAGTACTATCCGTGTAAGTGATAGCAGTTCCTACTTTTGTTGGATTTTTAACAATACCAACTTGTGCAAATTTTGTATCTATTGGAAAATCTTTTGTTGAATCATCAAATCGAGCATAAACAATTACTCTATCAGTTCCCAATTCAGTATATACATCACTTCCATGTCCTAACTTAGGAGGTATAATAGGTATTAATTTCGCTGTTTTATTTGATGCTACAAAACTATTCAGAGTTCCTAAATCAACAAGTGCGTAACTATAACCCTTTCCACCAGCACTTACTATTACGTTTGTAATTGTACCATTTTCAACATCAACTCTTGCCTTTGCTCCTGTTCCATCTCCTATAATATCAACTTCCTGTCCTAGTCCATCTGCATAATCATTTCCACCTCTTTCTATGTAAACATGTTTAATTTGATTTTCATTTAAATTTGAGTCACCATTTTCACGAACTGCTCTTATTTGTGCGTCAGTGCTTGAAGACCAATTATTGGGGACAGTGATAAATTCTGTTGAGTCAAACTTGATAATATCACTTGGTGATACTGTAAATAAGTATTTCCAAATATACCCATCACCACTATTACCTGCTTTTGATGGTTCTAAGTCAGTAAATGTTGGTTCGTCTTGGGAGACATTTCCAATCGGGTTAGTTCCGCTTGAACCATTATCAATACAAACGTAAACTTTGAAGTCGGAATTAAGAACGTAG